GGCTGGATATCGCCTGCGGATCTCAGCACCTAACGCATCAGTATCATGCGCACCGCTGATCTCATCAATGATTACTAACCCTTTGCCGCTACGAATGCCAATAACCGCAGACATGTTGCCGATATTAAAGTCAACGCCAATACGCAATGGTTCTTCACTGTAATCTGGCAATTGCGTTACTACATGTTTGGCCCTATCAAACCTGTCGTAAACAGTGCCAGTCGTAAGGTTAATGAACTCACCATCAAGATATGCACGCAATAAGTTCGGATCATAGTTAGCACGTAATCGTTCAATAAAATCAGGTGGTAAATATGGGTTGTCTTGGGTACGCATCTTGATCAGCTTTCGATCAGTACGTGATAATGCGTCCTCACTAGCAAACGTATTAAACATCCACCTAAAGCCTTCTGGTGTTGATGCAGCACCAAATTGCCTTATGTTGCCAGCACGTAAGCGACCAAGGATTTTGGGAAATGCACGACTCGCGATAGATGGCGCAACAGTATCAATCTCATCTGCTAATACCCACGCAAGGTTCAAACCAATAATACGTGTCCAGTTCTCAAAGCTACGGCATAAGATCTTGGTATCACCTAACGGTAAATGCAGCACGTATTCAGGTAATGGGCTAGCGCGGTAAGAATATGGGATATTGTAGGACTCGAGAAAAGCATCAAAGTCATTTACAAAAATATCCCGAATCAGCGGACCAGTGGGCTCTAGCACGCAGCCAATAAAGCCTTGGTTAGCTGCTGCAAGATGTACCGCCTTCGCACACAGCGCTCGGGTTTTGCCAGCGCCATAGCCTGCTGATACGCCAAGGATTTGGGTTGTATGGTCATTTACAAAATCAAGCTGGCCTGGATGCAAATCAGCTTGGATTTTTAACAGCAATGCTTCTATATCTATTAACTCACCGCCGTGATTAAGTTGTTGCAGTACATGCCCTTCACGAGCAATAGCAAGGATGCTCACGAACAGAGTTGAGTTAACTTAGCTGCTGTATTAATAGCACCAAGCGCAATATGAAACTGCCCTGCACGTCTAGCTTCCATCTGTAAAGTGCTTAGTTGACTTAACAAATCAGCTACCATTTGCGGGCGTTCAATATCCCAATCAGCCTTAAGTTGTTCACGCGCAAGTTTAAGATATTGATCAACAGTACGATCACCTACTCCCCAATGTTCTGAGGCATATCGAATACAATCAGACCTACGACCTCCGCTAGCTATTATCCGCGCAAAACGATTTGCGCGGTCGAGTGTATCTTGTCTGGTGCCTCTTGGGGCGGCCACTAAAACGCCTCAGATATTAGCTCAAGCATAGCCTTGTTGCCCGTGAACTGCTCCCAGCGTTTCACGATCACGTCGCAGTAAGCGGGGTCGAGTTCCATGAGGCGAGCTTTGCGCCCGGTCTTCTCACACGCAATCAGCGTGCTGCCGCTGCCGCCAAATAGGTCAAGTACGAGCTGGCCTTTCTTGCTGCTGTTGCTAATGGCGCGTTCAGGTAACTCAACAGGTTTCTGCGTCGGGTGCACTCTGTCCTTTGTTTGGACCTGTTGCTCCCATACGCATTTTTCATTTGTGGGGCCATACCAATCCGTCGAACTACCCGCCTTGTAGCAATACAAAAGTGGTTCGTAATTTGGAATATATTGACTCATAAAAGCACTCATTGGGGATTTTACTTTGTACCAAAATATATAAGCTCTCACCTCAAGCCCGGAATCCCTAACACCAGTCAAAGTTTCTATTGATTTAGATGTTGCATACCAGATATAAAATACCGCTTTTTTTGTTGTAACAGACATTGCATTTGTCATCGACATTTGAAACAATTGCTTTAATTCTTCCCCTTGTAATTTGTCATTCTTTATTTCCATAGCTTTGCCGCTGTTGTGTGCATTTTGCGTGTTTGGGTTGCTATTACCTGTGTAAGCAACGCCATACGGTGGATCGGTAAATACCATGTCCGCCTTTTCCCCATTCATCAACTGCCCAACGGCTAGCACGTCAGTACTGTCCCCGCACATAACGCGATGGTTCCCCAGCAGCCACACATCACCAGGCTTAGTGATCGGCTCTTCAGGGGCCTCAGGCACGTCATCGGCATCGGTCAGGCCCTCGGTTGGTAACTGCTCCGCTTCGCCAATGATCTCGGCTAAATCATCCGCTTCAAACCATGGCGCTAGGTCGTGTTCTGCACTAAGTTGTTGCAGCATTTCCTTATCCCAATCGGATAAATCACTGGTGCGGTTATCAGCTAGCGCAAGGCCGATCTTGTCGTCTTCGCTTAAGCCAGTACGTTTTACGGCAATAATTTCAGTGCCATCAGTCTCAATAACACGGATGTTTTGAATGCCAGCGGCTTTAGCACCTTCAACCGTGCCATTACCAGCAAGGATGCGATTGTCTTCATCAATAACAATGCTGCGTGCAGCGCCAAATCGTTTAAGTGATTCTGCAATTAATGATGCAGAACGATCAGTACGTTTACGAGCATTTCTATGATCAGGCTTAAGATCCTTAATCGATGTCATTCTTTAACTTGAAGAGTTGAGCTATTTGAATTTATTGTAACCGGTCAGCCGATACTGCACGCGCCATTGCTTTGAGCAGGTTCCACGTTGAAGGCTTCATCTAATAAATCCAGAACAATTTGGTAATCAGAAATCAAATCAATCAGTTCAGCAGGATCCAACGGCTCGCCGTCGTCTTGCGCATTATCTCGCACAGCAGCGGCCACGGCACGGCATTCGCCTAGCAGGTGATGCAGACGTTCAATCACTGGTGCTTGTTTGACTGAGGGCATTGTGGAGGCGCTGGCAACGGTGTGATGGTAGTTCGCTGTGGTCAATTGGTCAACTAAATAGCTTGTTACGGTTGTAACGGTCTGTTACGGTCACCGTTACGCTAAAAATTCAGTGAGGGACTGAGTTGTAACGTTGTTACACTAATATCTATATATAAAGATATTAATAGTAGTAGAAAAAAGCTTTTGTCGGATGCTGGTTTTCTGTTGGTATATATATATATCTGTCTGGGAAAACCGTAACAAACGTAACAATCGTTACAACGCTTGCAGTGCAACAGTTTTTAGCGTTACAACACCGTTACAAAAAGGCCAAAACCGTTACAAAATCTCTAATACGTGGAGTGGGATGAGCGTTGCGCGTGATGGACCCATACCTTTAAAGCGAATTGGAGATTGCGCAATTACTGCTTCAGGCAAGCGGCGTAATGACTGCCGGTAAGCGTTACCGGCCCAAGGTGTGTCACGTAAAAGGCTTTGTAAATTGGTGCTGCTGTTGGCCACGGCAAGGCAACCTTCCATGACTTTCATGCCGTATCGCCCAAGAATGGATTCAATCTCATCCTCAGGTGCAGTGCTGTGGTTATTGACATAAGTTTTGCCGCTCGCTGAAAATTGAACTAACTCAAAAACAGTTATACGGCGTCCGCCATCAAGCTGTAAAATCGTCTGAAGAATTTTTTGAACGCATCGCACTTCATCGGCATCATTTGTATCAACCTCACGGTTTTCCCAGTTCATCGAATCAATCCAAGCAAGTGCTTGTTGAACGGTTATTTCACCACCTCCGTTGGGTTTTAATGTCCAAGCACCAGCAAGCAGCGTGCCGTATTGATCCCCATAGCGTTGCCCAAATTTGATTGCAAGTGCGCTGGCGATTATTCTTGAATTTCTACGAATCAATGGAATTTGAAGTATTGTTCTAGCAACTAATTTTCTTCCGTTGTCATCAATACATGATTCAAGGATACGTGCTTCAAACCCTACCCAATCGTCTTTAGAGATTTGATCTTTGCGCAAACTTAAAACGCAAAAGCGGTCAAGATCCGCGCGTTGAACTAAGCCAACGTTGATTGAACTAACGCAAAACATTGATCTGATTTCGAATGTATTTACTCCTCCGCTGGTGGTTCCCTTGTAGATTTTGCCGCCTTCAGAGCTAGCAATTCGCGCTAAGGAAAGAATATTTTGAACCTGCTGCTTATCCTTTTGTTCGTTTTGCTCTAGCTCGTCAAACACAATTGGGATGGCATCTGAGCGAAGTTGACCACGTAAGCCAGCTTCAGTGGTGCCTCCTGTAGCACCTTCGAACATGCCTCCAAGTAATGGCTTCATGAATAGTTTGAGAAGGCTGGTCTTGCCGCTACCGGCTGGGCCTGTCACCCATATATGCGGGCGCCAGTCAAGAGCACCACAAACCGGGGCAAGCACAATCCAACCCAGCAATAAATTCGCCGATGCAGGAGTTTCCCATCTGAATCCTTGGGCAATATTGGTGAGTTCTTGCGCTTCAGCGTCTCCTAATGCTTCATTGCCAGGGCCTTGAATTGATTTGGCGTTTTCGTAGAAATAATAACTATTTAAATTTTCAGGTAATTGTGTAATTTGACTTGACGCACCGTCAATAACAAGCCTATTGCCAAGATGTAATATAACTCGGCTATCGTCAAACCATGTCCCACGGCCACGAATCCGAGAGGGGTCATAGACTCCGGCTTTTATAGAGGTGCTGATTAATGCGTCGGCAGCTCCAGTCCAATCAATAAAAATCTGGCCTTTTTCATTTTCTTTACCGTAGGCATTCGCCCAAACATCAAGCGGGGCAAGAGTTATTAAGTAGTTTTTGATGTGTTGCGCAGGGGTAAGCGAAACAACTTGGCAAGCCTTGTCGGGCAAATAAAAATAAATACCGCGATCAAAACCAAGGCAACGAAATGGCATCCCTGGCAAATAACCACTAGGTTTTTTGCGCTCATGATGCTCGCTAGGTTCAATCTCAACGAGTTGAATCGCCGGCTCAACCGCAACGGCTAAGGGCTTAGACCTATTGGCCTTAAGGTATGCGCCTGCTTCGTCAATAGTCCATTCCGCATCGGCTAGGTCCCAGCCTTCAGGTACGTCTGGCGGCGGTGTAACGATACGAACTTGATCGGCGCCAAGCTTAAGCAACTTGGCCTGTAACTTATCCATTGCTTGGATGCCAGGAGCATCTGAATCTGGCCATAAGGTGCAATTGCGCCCTATCAATTGCAACCAATCGGCCTTATTAATTGCTTTGCAACCGCTGGGCCATGTTATGGCAATAGCTGAGGGAAACAGTTTGGCGGCTGCGTCAGCGGTCTTTTCACCTTCAACTATTAGTACCGGCGCATCTGGCCGTTGGCTTAGCGAGTCGAGGTTATATAACGGCCTTGGTGCTGGCGGTGCTGCCCACTTCCATTCGGTGCCATCAAACCAAAGGGGTAAAAAGTCTTTGCCGCCATCTGGCTTGTCCTTGCGAACCACGTAAAAATCATCGCTGTAACGCCAATACTGCCTACCGCGCGATATTGGCGGTGCTGGCCTAATGCCTAGATGCTGCTCAACAGCGCTAGCCGCAGTCTTAAAAGACCATTTTTTGATACGCATTAGCAAATCCATGCCATTGCCGGCTCCACCTGCATGATCTTTGCCACCGCATTGATTGCAAAACCAAGTGCCGTTGCCGTCTATGTCATCAAAACGAAAACGATCGCGGCCTTCGCCACACGATGGGCAAGGTTTGTGCTTGTTATCAAGGCAAGATATAGGTACGCCCCCAATTGCCGACAAGATTTCAACCCATCGGCCTTGGGCTGACTGCATTACATCAATAGACATAATTAAACCTTGGCCTGCTGGTCGTCTTTCATCGCCTGCGCAATCAAGCGGCGAATAATAGTTTGACGATTTTCAATACCAGCAGCCTTGGACTCAATCCAACTAAGCATTTCTGGGGGCAGTAAAAGTGGGATGCGTTTCATAATTGCCTTGTGTCCATTTAATACTACCCCATTGGCACCGAAGGTGGTAGTATTTGACCAGTCTCGTAACGCGCAATGGAATGGGCACTTGTTGACAAGCAACGAATTAAAGCCGAAGAATCAGGGACAGTCGGCCTGTGTCCCGGCTGCGGCGGTGAGGTGAGAGCTAAATGCGGGGAGATTATTTCTTGGCATTGGGCGCATATCAACGCTGATTGCGACCCTTGGTCTGAGCCGGAATCAGAATGGCACCGCAAGTGGAAAGGCTATTTTCCTGCTGGCTGGCAAGAGGTAACAAAGCCGCCACACCGCGCCGACGTAGCAGGACCCGCTGGTGTGCTTGAAATCCAACGCAGCGGTATATCACCGGAAGAAATACGCGAGCGTGAACAATTTTACGGCCAAATGGCATGGTTGATTAACGGTCACGATTTTTGGGAAAATTTAGAATGGATTAAAGTTGATGGCGATTATTACCAATTTAGATGGAAGCACGCTAGAAAAACCTGGATTACAGCAAATAAAATTATTTTTATTGATACACCATTTGGCTTGTTTAAAGTTAAAAATATTAAAGATGGCCAGTGGAAAGTAATTTGCGGCTCGTTTGTTAAAGCTGCAAAATTAATGCAATCGCTTGATCCTTCTGGCAAGACTTGTGCTGGCATGAGTTTGCTTTTATATGACTCATTAACCGAGCAAGCTAGAGTTAATTTTCTTGAAAAAGGACAAAAACTTACCCAATTGTTCCATCATTATGTGTCAAAAACTAAAGCCGCTTTCCTTGAAAATTATTCTCTTAGTATGCGTATGCTGTGCGAATGGCGCGATTATTCAACTGTTTATGATTTTCTTCTTAAGGCATGTCCCGAGTGGGTTGATTCTTTATTTGAAAAATATAATAGCGAAATTGCCATAGCGCAATTAGAGCTTAACAGGATAAGCGAATGCGATAGAGTGCTTCGAAGCCAATTAATTAAAGATTTTACAAACATTAGACCAGAGCCAATCAATGGATTCGATTCATTTGAAACTTTTTTTATTGAGGATTGCATCGCCTCATTGCTAGCGGCAAAAGAACGCAACCCGCATTTTTTCCCATGAACCTTCGCCCCTACCAGACTCAA